CAGATCGGTCGGGGTCTGGCCCGGCCCGGCGCTGATGTCGTTGAAGGCTGACGCGTAGTTGCGGCGCGCGGCCGAGTTGGGGTTCTGGTAGTCGAACGGTCGCTCGGCCTGAGCGGCGACCCAGGACGCCTTCTCTGCACTCGAAAGCCCCTGGGGCGCCGACTGGTACGCCTTGGCGTACAGCGGCACGATACGCGACGCCTGCAGCTCGGCACCGCTCTGGCCCAGCAGCGCCTCTTCGGGGATGCCTGCGCCCATGCCGGCCATGTCGAACTGGAACAGCCCGCGCGCGCCGGCGCCGGACCCCATGCGGTAGCCGTTCTGGACGCGGTTCACGTCCCAGCCCGACTCGGCCTTGGCGCCCGCGGCGACGGTCCTGATGAACTCGGGGTCGTTGGCCAGCTCGGGCGCGTTCCTGGCGATCAGGGAAGACAGCCAGTCGGGGACGCCGGAGACGCCCGACACCGGTGTCCCCGCTGGCTCGATTCCGCTGCTGGGAAGGGGGGCAGCGGCTTGTTGTGGGATCTGGAACGCGCCCATGAACCGTTCGATGTCCGCGCCCGCGCTCGAGGCGGCATTCAGCGCGCCGCCGATGGCGCTTGACGCGTCGCTGCCTGCCTGGCCCAGGTGCGAGCCAAAGCTCTGGGCGAACGCGTCGACGTCGCCGCCCGCCTGGTAGACCGCGTTCAGCCCGGAGCCGAACAGGTCGCCCAGCCAGTTGCCGCTGCCCGACGGCGGGGATGGCGTGGCTGGTGCTGCTGGTTCTGGCGGCGGCGGGGGCGGCACTGGTTCTGGGGCGGGGGTAGGCTGCGGCTGGTCGAACGCCTCAGCTGAGAGCGTTTGCGGCGGACCGCTGGTTGCCCAGCTGCCGACATTGGCAAGCCCCTGCTCGGGTGTTGGCTGTGGTGCAGGTTCGGGCTCGGGTGGCAGAACGGCTGGCGGCTGCGGCTCGACGGTGTTGCCGCCCAGCAGCGACTGGACGCCGGCCATCTTGTCGTTGATCGCCTGCTGCAGCCCGAAGCCGTCGAACTTGCGTTTGAGCTCGTCGGCCAGGTTCTGCTGCTCGTAGCTGTCCCACGCCTGCTGGTCGATGTCCGGCAGCGGCATCGTCATTGCCAGCGTCTCCACGGGAAGTGCGTCCAGCCCCAGCAGCCGCGCCAGCCCATGCCGCGATACAGCAGCATCCGGGCGAGCGTGAACCTATGGCTTCGTCTCACCGGCCCCACGAGCCCGTGCTGGCGGTGTTCTGGGCGTACTTGGGCAGGCTCTGGTTGTAGAGCGCCTGGACGTCGTTCTTGTCCCAGCCCCGCGACTCGTACTCGCCCAGCATCATCTGCTGCTGGCTGGGCGTGAACGCGTTCCACGCCTGGCTCGAGATCTGGTTGGGGGCGGGCAGGTTGTACTGCTGCTGCTGGCCACCGTACATGTTGGTGCCGCCGCCCTGGGCCTGCTGCTGCTGGGCGGGTGTGGGCTGCTGGGCGCCGACGCCGATGCCCGAGCCCCACACCTGGGTGCCGCCCTGCTGCGCCTGCTGCGCGCGTGCGGCCTGAGCCTGCTCCATGTTGGCGTACTGCGGGCCGCCCACCTGCTGGTAGGTCTGCGCCGGACCTGCCGCGTTGTAATACTGGTAGCCGCCCTGCTGCTGCGGCGTGACGTACCCCTCGTACTGGCCGGGCGTGCCCTGGACCTGCTGCATCATGGTTTGCAGGCTGGCTGCCTGCGGCTGCACGCCGGTGGTGGCGCCGCCGCCGGGCACGTACTGGCCCATGGCCGCGGCGTACAGGTCGCGCATGCCACCGGGTGTGGTGCCGAGCACCTGCTGGTACTTGGCCCAATCGGCGGGTCCGCGCAGGCTCGCCAGTAGCTGGAGGTAGTTCTGGGCGTTCTGCTGCTGGAGTTGCCGCTGCTGCGCCTCGAAGCCCTGTTGGGCAAAGCCTTGCTGCCACTGCTGCTGCTGGCCGGCGAGCGTCTGCTCGCGGCTGCCTGCGGGATTGGTGTACCAGCCCGTCAGGCCGCCCTGGGCGAGGCCGAGCTGGTTGGCCTGGTTCTGGGCGGCGAGCGTGGCCGCGCCCTGGGTGGGCGCGGTGCCGGGCGCGTAGTACTGGCCGAACATCTGCGACCAGTTCTGGGCAATGTCGGCGGCGGTCTGCTGTCCCTGGAGCGTCTGCTGGCCGGACTGCGGCCCGTTCGGCATCCACTGCCCGAAGGTGTTGGCGAAGAACTGATTGGAGGGCATCGACCACTGGCCGTTCCACATGCCAGTCATCGACGCCTCGTCCATGGTCTTCTTCCAGGCGAGCTGCGCCGCGGCATTGGCAGCGCTCGCGTCCAATCCCCTGGACTGGGCGTCGTAGTACGCGTTCTTGGCGGCGCTGTCGGCGAGCGAGGTGTCGGTGTACTGCATGCTCATGCGGCTGCCCCTCCAGGTGGCATGGGTGGCGGCGGCGCACCGCTCGGCCACTCGTCAGGCACTTCGATCGGCGGCGGGGTGGGGATCTTCAGCTCCGGCCAGCGTCGAATGATGGACTTGTAGACCAGCCCGAAGCCCTCCACGCCCAGCCGCCGCAGCTCTTCGCTGCGCCCCTGCTCGTTGGGCGAGCCGTCGGGGTTGAACAGCCTGGACCTGTAGTACTCGAGCTTCTGCTGCTCGGTGGTCTTGGCCGCGAACGGCGCCCTGGTGGGTGCGAACGCCAGCGCGATGTTGGTCGCCGTCTCATCGATCCATAACGCGAGGTCGTTGGCGACCTCGTCCATCATCGTCTGCTGCGGACTCATGGCATCGGCCCCCGCGGCATCGGCACCGCGGGCGTGCCGGGGATGCCGCCGGGCGGCAACCCTGGTCCGCCGCCGCCACCCGGGGGAGGTGGGGCGACGGGCAGGCCCTGACCGGGGGATGGCACCGGATTGGGCGGCATGCCGCCCGGGCCTGGCATGGGTGGTGCGCCAGGGGTTCCGCCCGGCACGCCCGTTGCACCGGCTGGAGGCATGCCAGATGGCGGGGCGCCGGGTGGTCCTTGTGGGATGCCTGCTGCTTCCATACGCGCCGACCGAATCGTCGCGATCTTCTGGAAGATGGCGTTCTTCAATTCCTGCTGGATTTCCTGACTACCCTTGAGATCGTGCAGCAGCCAGGACTTCTCTACCTCGTCGGGATTCGATCCCGCGCGCTCGACGGCATCTTCATACGTGATGAGCTTGAGTTGCATCTTCTCACCGATAGCCCGCGTCTCGATGATTTCGTTCGAGGGTGTGGAGGGTGCGAGCTTCACTTCGTACCGGTGTACGCCCTTGAGATCGTCGGGACCGATGCCCAGCCAGGTAGCCTTTGACTGGCCGCCGATGGTCTTCTTGCCTTTCTTGGCCTCGATCTCGCCCCAGGCATAGACCTTCTCGCTGATGCGGTTCTCGATCAGCCACGACTCGAAGCCGATGCGCTCGCCGAGCGCGACCTGGGCGTTGCTGACGATCGGATCCCACCCCAGGCGAGCGAGGTACGCCGCCTGGTTCAGGGCGTACCCGCTCTGATCGCTGGCCACCATGCCCTGCACGACGGATGGCAGCGCCCACTCCATCATGTCCTTGATGTTGGCGATCAGCTTGTCGGCGTCGACACCCGACTTGGGCTGGTCGATGGGGCTGACGTCAAACGGGAACAGCTTGCCTGGCTCGATGGTCTGGGCGCGCTCGCGTCCGTCGGTGCCGTAGGGCATCGTCGGCAGTCCGGGGATGACGCCCGGCGGGGTGGTCTTCTTGAACGCCGGGTAGGCGGTCATGTACGCCGCCTGGCCCTGCATCGTCAGCAGGCTGTCCATCAACGGGAACAGTCTGAGAAACCCGAACAGGATGGACAGCCCGGCACGTTCGGGAAGGCGGCTGGACGTGGTGATGCCCAGCGCGTGGAAGTACGGGCCCCGTAACGTTTTCAGGACCGGGTCGCCGTAGGGGTGCTTGAGGACGCGGCACAGCGTGGCTTCGCCCAGCGAGCCGTTGCCCTTGTGGCGCTGGCCCGGCCCAGAGAGCAGGATCACCTGCCGCTGCCAGTCCCAGGCTTCGATGCAGCGCACGGTCTGGTCGCCGCGACTGGTGCCGCGCACTGACTGCGTCCACTCGGCTCTGGCAAGCTCGGCGGCTCGAGGGTCCATGCCCGACCACGTTTTCGGGCTGACGACCTCGCCGTTGCTGTTCAGGCCGGTGCCGAAGCGCTCGAGGGCTTCCTGGTACGGCAGCTCCTTGATCTCGACGACGGACGTGAACCCGTTCTCGTTTTTGGTGTAGTAGAAGGTTTCGGGCGGCACGTCGCTTGAGGCGATCGGATACGGCAGGCCGAGCTTGTAGCCCTCGGTTTCGTGGTCGTACATGCGGTCGCGGGCGTCCTGGTCCAGGTCCTCGTCGGCCTCGAGCGTCTTCTTGAGCGCGTCCTGCTTGCTGTCGTAGGTGCCCCACGCGGCCCGCGTACGTTCGACGGTCTTGAGCACGCCCTCGCCCTTGACGGCCATGCTCCACATGAACAGCCGCAGCAGCTGCCGACGTGCTTCCTGCTCCTGGCGCGTCCAGCTTGCCTCGAAGAAATGTTCACGCAACGTCGAGTTGGACTGGTAGATGTCGCCGAAGCCGATCGGCTTGAAGACGATGGACATCGGGTTCACGGACAGCGCTGCTGTGACAGTCGTGGCGATGTGCATGGCCAGCGGCGAGCGGACCTCGATGGCGGTCTTCCTGTACGCCTCCGGGATCTCGACCGGCAATTCGCCGAACAGCACGGCGTCGATGTCCCGATACAGCTGGTCGCGGTCCGCGAACTGGTGCTGCAGGTCGGTGGCCAGCTCGAGCGTGGCGCGCTCCATGGCGTCCTCGTCGGAGCTCTTCGAATCCTTGAACCAGCCCGCTGGCGGCGCCGACGACATGCTCATCTACCACATCCCCGTGAGGCGTTCGATGAACGTCATATCCACGTCATCCAGCGTCTGGTCGAGTTGCAGGATGGCGCTCTTGATGAGCGTCTCGTCGTCGGCACTCAGCAGGTACGGCTCGGCCTTGAGGTCGATGGCTTCGAGCCACTCCTTGTCGTGGTTGATGGTTTCCTTGATGTCGGTGAACGAGCGGAGGTGCGTGCCCACGAGGTTGTTGACCTCCTGGCCGTTCAATGGCGC